CCAGGGCCAACTGATAACCCATCAATCAACGCTCACTTAAAAGATGCTGAATGGTTAGTATGTGATAAATGTGGTTGCAAAACCTTTGTAGAGGCTATGCAAATCAAAAAAATATCTAAGTTTTTAACTGGATCTGAAAGAGATAGTATAGCTCCCATGCCAGTCATAGCTTGTGCATCATGCGGACATGTTAACACAGAAATGCAGCCTAACATATAAAAAATAACCCTTTTAAAATAAAGTTCAATGATATTAGGAAGTGAATATAATGAAAAACTACAATCTTTACTTATTTCATATATAAATGAAAATGGAAAAGCGTCGTTTATAAAGAAAAAATTACATAGATCAGAACTATTTAATTGGACTATTTCTAAAAACCCAACGGTTGATAAAAATTGGGACGGAAGATATATTAAAAGAACTCCTTCATCTGGAAAATGGCTAACAAAGGAACGTATATTTGAACTAATACAAACTAAATTTTCAAAAGAGGATTTAAACTTAATGTACGAGTCTGATTTTACACCAAGTAAAGTTTATTTAGATATTGAAATAGAACTAATAAGCGACGATTTCCCAGAAGCAGATAAAGCCGCAATGCCAGTTAACTTAATTACCTTTTGCAATAATAACAATGATTGTTATGTATTAAGCACAATGAAAGACCCAGAAACAGGCGAATCAATATCTAAATCAGAAGAAGAAACAATCAATGAAGACGTTCACAAGTATTTTAAAAATGTAAAAAATTCAAAAGAAAGCGATAGAGCCATATTAGATCAGAAATTTAATATAAATTATATTCATTTTAAAACAGAAAAAGAAATGATGGAATGTTTCTTTCACAAGATACTTCCAAAATTACCTGTAATAACTGGGTGGAATGTTATTAATTTTGACTGGGTATATTTAATGAATAGGTGTAAAAATATTGGAGTAGATGCCTTTTTAAAATTACCCTGTGATAGAATAGTTTCCAGACATAATAAAGTACCTATACATACTGCAGTTCTTGATTACATGGAAATGGTTATGCAAATGAAACCTTTTAAAGTAATAGAAAACTATAAATTAGATTATTTCGCAAATTTATCTTTAGGTGTAACTAAACTTAAAAGTAATCATAAATCAATGAGAGAAGCTCAGAAATATATTTCTGAATTTACAATGTATAACATAATAGATGTCTTGATAGTTAAGATGCTAGACGACAAACATGAATTATTAGATGTTGCTCTTAGTTTATCTAAAGTTGCACGTGTAGAGATTAATAAAGTATTCAATCCAGTTCATATAACTGAGACTCTAATATGTAGAGAATTCTTAGCTAATGGAATGAGAATGGCAAAAGATGGAAAGCCTGAAAATGCAAATAAATCAGGTACTTACGCAGGAGCATTTGTAATGCCTCCTATCCCTGGACATTATGATTATGTAGCATGTTACGATTTCGCTTCGATGTACCCTAACGTTCAGATGCAATTTAACATATCACCTGATTCCTTTTTAGGCAAAGGCAGTGTTAAGAAAACTGGAACTGAAATACCTACTAAAAACAATACTTTATTTTCAGGAGAAAAGGATTCAGTAACCAGAGTCATATTGAATAGATTATATAATAAAAGAGTTGAAACAAAGAAAAAAATGAAAAACCTATGATAACTTTTACTCATAGTTTGAATATAGAAGATTATTATAATGTAAATAATATAAGTTGTTCCTATGATAATGTTATCATAAAATATCAAATTGTATAGATATGATAGGTTTTATAAAAAAAATATTTAATAAAAAAAATAAACACAAAATGGACACTGAAAGATTAATAAGTTTAAAAGAAAATTTTACTGGTCAAAAATTTCAATGGATAAAAACACCGAAAAAAGAATTGCTAGGAAAAGTTGTTAAATGTAGAGATATAGAACCTAAAGGTAGAGGGTATATGGCTATTTTTAATGATGGTTCAGCTATTTCAACAGATTTACTTAATAGGAATTTAATGATGATAACAGATGGAATGGAACCTTTATCTAAATCAGAAGTGCTTTCTATAAATGGACCTCAAACTCCACCTTCTACTGAGAATAGAGTTGGTCCAACTGGAAGCGGGCCCATTCAAATGCCAGATAACTTGAAAGAATTTCAAACACCTACCTCTAATCAAGGAACTGAAACGAGAAATACAAAGTTAGAACCCAAACCTATTTCACAATCTTCTACTCCTCCAGGTAATATGTTTAGTATGTTTAATGCAGACGAAACTACCTTGAACATTTCAGTTAATCTAAAACTACCCAATAAGAAACTTCTTAAGATGATGTATGAAAATGCAGATAACAAAGAAACATTCTTATCAGATTTATCTCAGTATGTTTATTCAAAGATAAATAACAATACAGTTAAAGAATCGTTAGTGAAGATGTTTGTTCCTACCCCAAAAAGAAGAGCAACTATCAAGGAAAAATCTTCATCTACAACTGTAACTGTAACTGAAATAAAAGAAAGCAATGGAAAATAAAAAAGAACACCCCGTAAAGCAAATATTATATTCAAACGATGATAATTTAGAAATAAACTGGATAGGAAAAGATAAAGAAGGTTTCCTAAGGGGAAGTGATTCTAAAGATGCTATATCTATTCTTTTGTTTGATTTAACAGATGGCATGAAAATAAACAACATCTACTTATTGAATCAAGCAGATTATGCTAATGGGAAAGAATGTTCATCATGCTTAATAGAAGATATTAATTATAAAATAGATGATAATGAATATGATACATTTTTAAGATGTATTCATAAAGATTTAGCTATTAAAAAACCGGGTGTAGATTCTTGTTACTACTTAGGAAAAATAAATCATAATATACCATTTAAGAAGACATACAATGCATACGCATTTTGTTTAAATGATTATATAAAGTCTCCTAAAGGATTTAAATTAGATATGCCTGAAGGTGAAATAAATGGAAAACATTACTCTTTAAAGAAAATGAAATTTTCAAGGGTAATAAAAGGAGAATGCGACGATTCGTTAGTCTTATCTAGTTGCATGTTGCTATTATCATATCTTTCATAGTCTTAATGGGTTTTAATTTTAAAAAACCTAAAACCGTAGTGCCTTTTTTAGTACAAAAATAAAAAATATATTAAATATGAGTAGAAGTACAGCAGATACATTAGCAGCGTTTAGTAAATTCAATGACAAATTAGCTAAAGAAACAAAAGGAAGAGTAAAATTAAGAGGATTTTCTGATATAGATGAATTTATTCATACGGGTAATTATTTATTAAATGCTCAGATGTCTGGAAGTTTACGAGGAGGTTATCCGAACGCTAGAAGTCTAGGGGTTTCAGGTGATTCTGGAACTGGTAAAACCTTTTTAGCAATGAACGCCGTTCATAATGCTCAAAAACAGGGATATGTAGCTTTCTATATAGATTCAGAAGGGGCGCTCGACTCAAAAGACTTTGAAAATTTCGGAATAGATATGAGCCTTCTAAACTATAAAAGAATGGCAAAAATATCAGAAGTTAAATTTTACATAAACGATATTATAAAAACAGCTGAAGCTAACCCTGGTTTAAAAATGATATTAATAGTAGATTCCCTCACTCACTTAAACACTGACAAAGAAGTAAATGATATAAACAAAGGAAGTAATGCTCAAGACATGGGATTACGTGCAAAGGAACTAAGAGCACTATTCAAATCATTTACGTTAGACTTATCTAATTTAAAAATACCTTTGATTTTTACTGCTCATAATTACGCTGGCCAAGATCAATACGCTGGTAAAACCATGTCAGGCGGAGGAGGTCCTTTGTACGCTGCTTCAGTTGTAATGATGCTAGCAAAGGGACATTTAAAAGACGATGAAGAGGATGAGAAAAAGAAAACAGGAGTTATCGTTAGATGTAATACTGATAAGAATCGTCTAGCTAAACCTGAGAGAATAGAATTCCATATAGGTTTTCATAAAGGAATGAACCCATATGTTGGATTACAAGATTACATTAGCTGGGATGCATGTGGAGTGGGTAGAGGAAGTGTTATATCTGAAAAAGAATTTAGTAAGCTTTCAGAATCAGATCAAGCACAATGTAGACCGTTTAAAGAAAATGATAAAGATGTATACTTTCAACCTAAAAAATCAGCACGAAATTACATAAACAAATGGACGGGCGATAAGATACCGTGGAGAGAAATATTTACAGAAAAAGTATTTACTGACAAAGTAATAGATGAGCTTGATGAAAATGTAATAAAGCCTAAGTTTAAATATAGCTCTATCTCAGAAGTTTTAAAAGATGAGCTAGAAGAATTAGAAGATTCATTTGAAATAGAAGCAAGTGATGATTAAATTAAAAAATGATTTACAACTAAAGTACTATTTAAGCATGCATTTGAATAGTACTTTAATAGATAAAAACGCTATTTTATTTGAGATAATATCATATATACTTTCTAATAACATAGAAGGAAAAGATAAAGAGGTAAATTATAAAAATTTAAAGTTTTCATCAAAGACTTTAAAATACATTTTTGGAGAAAAATTTGAATCTGAAGAAGCAAAAAATAGTATAATATTATTAATAAAGAAATTAGTAGAGGATAAGTGTATAGATGTTAGATCTAAAACTTTTTACATCTCTGAAAAAGGTATCTCTAAATTCTATAACTTAACAGAAAAATATAAAGCATGATAGACTTCGTAGAAAACATTGAACTTCTTGAAAAAATGGTTTGGAATTTTGTTTTAAACCCCAATGCAGATGAAGATCTATTAAAACCTTCTAATTCTGAAGAATATTTAGATAAAAAAGACCTAATAAGTAAAATAAAAGCTAAGTACTTTTCAAATGAAGACTTACAGATTACTTGGAAATACGCTACTTTATATTATAAAGATCATGGAAAAATACCTACTAAAAAAGAGTTAACTGTATTTCTAGGTCTTAAAAATGAACAAATAGATCAATTAGTATTAAACGAAATATATAATTATAACCTGTCTGAGCATAATTATAGTTTTTTGTATAAATACGTAAAAGCTTTTGTTTTATTAAGAGGATTTAACATACTATTAATAGACATGCTAACTACTTTAAAAACAACTAACGTTAACCCTGAAAATATAGAACAGGTTATAGAAAGTGTTAGAAATAAAATGAATGACAAATTATCTATTAATTTTGAAAATGGTAAATCAGGACTTAATTTTTTAAACCCGATGCATCATATCCAAATATCTAAAGAAGGTTGTCCATCAGGATTTAAATTTTTTGACAAAACACAAGGAGGCGGATGGAATGCTAAATCTCTAATAGTTTTTCAAGGAAGACCTAAAGTAGGAAAATCGATTGTTCTTGGAAATATAGCAACTCGCTCCTTTCTTTCAGGTAATAATACAGGTGTAGTTACTGTTGAATTATCTGAAGGTAAATATATGAAAAGATTAGGTTCAAACATATTAGGTATTGAAACCATTAAATATGATGCATTTACCAACGAAGAAGCTATGTCTTTAGTTCAAGATAAGTTAAAAGATCTTAAGGATTCTGGAAAACAATATGGAGAACTTTTAATAAAAGAATTTGCTACAGGTGGAGCAACTGCCATAGATATAGAAAATTATTTCATTAGACAGGAAAAAGAAATGAATAAAAAGTTTACCGTAATCGTTGTTGATTATATAAACTTGATGAGACCAATCACTGAACAAGGTGGTTTGTATGAAAAAATAAAAGTAATATCTGAAGAATTAAGAGGAGTAGCCATGAGAAATAAATGGTGTATAATAACTGCTACTCAAATTAAAAGAGATGCAATAGACGATTTTGATTTAGGAATGGATTCCGTTGCTGAGTCTTTTGGTTTAATTCATACCGTTGATGCTTTATATGGACTAATGAGAGGTCCTTTAGAACAGAGAATGAAGATAAAATTAATTGCTAACAGAGACAATGGATACGAAGAAAGTTATAAGTTTTATGATATGAAGAAAGATTACATGAGATTAGACGAATCTTTTGGAGAAAATAGCGAGTATTATAGTGATGATGATTCAACCAATAATATGGAAACTGAACTAAGAGATTCTTATAAAAATATAAATTCAAATCAATCTTTAGGTATTGATTCTAATAATCAGGAATCTACATCTAGTGAAATGGATGATTACTCAGACTTATTGAGTAAGATATAAAAAAGTGTTTAATAACAATATGGAAAACAATGATAATAACTCTAAAACAAAAAAAGCATTAGCCGCTGATAAAAGAGAAGATAAAATATTTAACAATAGATATAACCAAGGAGAAGGTCTTAAGGATCCAAACGAATACGAGTATAATAGAAATATACAAGTAGAATCTAGTTATTCTAAAAGTTACTTAAATGATCTATACGACTACGAAAATAATGTAGAATATAAAATTTTCTTAGATCATATTTTCAAGCTAATTGAAGATAATCAAGAATTATCTGAAATGGTAGCCGAAAAAGAAGGAACCAGAAATAAGTTCAATAAGGATGAAGTTAACTTTATTTTTGAAAAAGTTAGCGTTTTACTGGAAAGACATAAAGATTATGAAACCTTTTCAAATCCTATCTACGTGCTTGAAGCTATATCTAACATAACAGCTATGGATTATAAAAAAATATTCGACTTTTTAGAATATTCTCATAAAGAGCTTCTCTTATCTGAGCTTAATAAAAAATATAAATTTTTAGATTGGAAAATGAATAAGAATAACAAAATGTTTTAAATGGTATCATTAGAAAAAGTAAATAAAATATTCTTATTAGGGGATCTGCATCTAGGTGTAAGAAACAATTCAATAGAATGGGCGAATTCTCAAAAATCGTACTTAATAGATCATTTTTTAAAAGACATAGAAAAACATGATTTTAATGAAGAAACGGATATCTTAATTCAAGAAGGAGACTGGTTTCATAATCGTGAGCATACTAATAATAGAATATGGAGTGATTCCTTAGAAATATTAGGTGCATTGTCTAGAAAATTTAAAAGGGGAGTATACATTATACTAGGAAACCATGACGTTTATTATAAAGATAATAATAGTATACATTCATTAAAAGGAATAGAAAAAATATTTCCAAACGTACATGTTTTTGAAAAAAGTGAAATTCTAAACCTTAATAATATTCATAATTTTCTAATGTTACCTTGGATAGAAGATGAAAATAAAATAACTAATGAAGTAAAATCTTATATAGGAAAAGCTGACTATATAATATGTCATGCAGACATTAAGAATTTTAAATTGAATAAATGGGTAAAGTTACATTCGGGATTAGACGCTAAATTACTTAGTAGTTTTTCTAGGGTCTTTTCTGGTCACATCCATATACATCAAGAAGATGGAAATGTACTATACACTGGAACACCTTTTGAACTAGATAGAGGCGATAGAGGCAACGCAAAAGGTTATCATGTGATAGACTTAGTAGACGATAAAGGAAAAAGTAAGATAATAGAGTCATTTGAAGAAAACAAGTTTTCACCTAGATTCATTAAAGTAGACGCGTTTGATTTATTAGATATGAAATTAAACAAGATTAGAGACATGTTTAATAATAATTATATAGACATTATGATGCGTATAGACAAAGCCTCTGCTTTTCCCGTTACTAAATTCATGGACCTAATAAAAGACTTTAATTATAAAAAAATAGAGTTTTTTACATATAATCCCAATATAAAAGAAACTACAGAAATAGATACTAAAAACGTAGAAGAAATAAAAGATTACGATATATATGATATATTCTTAAATTGTTTATCTGAAAGAGAATATCCTGAAACATATAATAATACGATAAAAATGTACTTTAAAAAGCTAAATGATAAAGTAAAAAATAAAGAAAAAAACTATGAATAGTCTTTACAATTATAGAGCAAAACTAGATAGGGTAGTAGATGGAGACACCATAGATGTATCAGTTGATTTAGGTTTTGACACATGGAAAAAAGTTAGAGTTAGAATGATGGGAATGAATGCTCCAGAATCTCGCACTAGGAATTTAGAAGAAAAAGCACGAGGTTTAGCTGCTAAAGATAGATTGGCTGAAATTCTAGAATTAGAAAATGAAGGAAAATTTATTTTAGTATCTCATGGAGTAGGAAAATTTGGAAGATGCTTAGGCGAAATATTATTTGAAGATTCTGACATAAGTGCAAATCAAATGATGATAAATGAAGGACACGCAGTAGAATACACCGGAGGTAAAAGAAAATAATATATGAAATTACTAAAAATAGCTTGGAGAAATATATGTTCATATGGAAATAAATTACAAGAATTTACATTTTCAGATACTCCTGAATTAATATTAGTTGAAGGTAAAAATGGAAGTGGAAAATCTTCTATAAAAGAAGCTTTGACTATTTCCTTATATGGAAAATCAGCTGTTAGAAAAACAAAAGATATACCAAATAGAATTAATAAGAACGCATATACATGTATTGATTTTTTATCTTCATCTGGAAACTCAATACGCTTAGAAAGAGGCATTGATCCTAATTATACTAATTTGACTATTGATAATTCTGCTCATAATTTACCAGATAAACGTAAAGTAGATTCATTTGTAGAAGAAGAACTAATAGATTTTCCATTCTCAGTTTTTTCAAATACAATAAGTCTTTCTTTTGAGGACTTTAAGTCATTTATAAAATTAACGCCCACTGATAAAAGAAAGATAATAGATAGAATATTTGGAACAGATGTATTAACTGAAATGTCTAATCATGTAAAAGAAGATTCTAGAGAAAATAAATCTAATATACTTTTTATCGAGTCCGATATAGAAAGCAATAGGGAAACTTTAAGTAAATCAAAAGAACAATTAGATATATTAAAAAATAGTATAACCAAAGAGAACACCGAAGAAATATCTAGTAATTTAAAACAAATTGAGATTAAAAACACCGAGGTTAGTTCTTATAAAAAGACGATTTCATCAATAACTAGCGAAACAGTTTCTTTAAAAGCTAAATTACAAAGTTTAAATACCACATACAGTAAAAATAATGCTGCTTTAGCTGAAATAGCTAAAAAACTAGAAATATATGAATTAAGTAAGTGCCCACATTGCTTAAGTGATTTAACAGACAGTGATCACAATGAAATTAAAACAGCAATATTGGAAAAACAGGATATTTTTAATAAAAGGGTACCTAACCTTGAGTCAGAAATAGATGATTTACGATCTAAGTTAAAGGAGAGCGAGAGTATTGGTCAAGTTCATACTCTTGAAATGTCAAAATTAAATTTAGACATCATAAACTTACAAGAATCTATTGAAAACCTTAAAGCCAAAGACGTTTCTAAGCAAACATCTGCTTTATCTAATATAATATCTAACATAGAACAGAAAATATCAGTTTCTAATGAAAAATTAGGTAAAACTGTAAAAAAACAAGAAATTTTTACTGATATGCTAGATTTTTTATCAGATTCAGGTATAAAACAGCGTTTAATGGATAAAGTAATGCCTATTCTTAACTCAAAGATCTTGGGAATTAGTAGAAAGTTAGATTTTAAGTTTAGTTTTGAATTCGACAGTCAATTTAACCCTATTATTTCACATATGGGCGAAGAAATATCCCCAGATAGCCTTTCTACCGGAGAACAGAAGAAAATGAACCTAATAGTTCTGTTAGCTATGCTAGAGTTGATAAAAATGAAGAATCATCAAATAAATGTACTGTTTTTAGATGAAATATTCAGTTCTTTAGATAAAGATAGCATATATAAGACAATAGAAATATTAAAAGACTTTTCAAAGGAACATGGGCTAACTGTTTTTGTTATTTCACACGATCCTTTACCCGAAGAGCTATTTCATAAGAAAATAAGTATAGAAAAGACTAATTTTTTCTCTGAAATGACTATTACTTCAGCCACTGAAGGTTAATTAAAACCTGTTAATCATTTATTGTATAATATTTTATGAAAGTTTACTCAAAAGACACATTTGCCGAAGTATATAGAGATATGTTAAGCGATTTAATGGGCCCTGAAGGTCAAACTAGTAACCCTAGGTCTAGTTCTACTAAAGAAATAGTAGATGTTTGTCTAGAAATAAAAAATCCTATTTCTAGTTTATATAAAAATAAAATAAGATCCTCTCAAAGTAAATACATAGCTGCTGAATTCATGTGGTATTTCTTAGGAAGAAATGATGTAAAATTCATCAGTAAATATGCTAAGTTTTGGGAAAGAATAGCTAACCCTGATGGAACGGTTAATTCCTCATATGGAAACTTATTATTTAAAAATAGAAATGAACACGATTTAACAGAGTATGAATGGGCCTTACAATCTTTAGTAAAAGATAAAGACAGTAGACAAGCTGTTATGCATTTTAATTTACCTAAACATCAGTCCTTTGAAAACAAAGATTTTGTATGCACAATGTATGCAAGTTTCTTAATAAGAAACAATAAGCTTAGGATGTCTGTAAAAATGAGAAGCAACGATGTAATACTAGGATTACCTACTGATGTTGCCTTTTTCACAGTTTTACAACAACAAATGCTAATGCATTTGAAAGAAACCTACCCAGGTTTAGAATTAGGTACTTATTCACATGTAGTTGATTCTATGCATGTATATAGTACAGAATACGATAGGTTAAATGAAATGTTAAAAAATGAGTTTATTCCTTGTCAAATGCCAATGTTAAATAGTGAATTGATATGTGTAGATTCTAAACCTTCTAACGAGTTAAAAACTATAGAGGAAGATATAGAAACAGATATAAAAGATTCCTATAAAATAATGAATAGAATAGATGAATTCAAAGAAGATGACATGTTATCTTTTATATACTATAATCTATTTAAAAATCGAGTATGAAGAATAAGTTATTAGGAATATTAAAAATAATTTTTGGAATGTTTATTTTTTATACGATTGTGTGTCTATTAGGATACGGTACGTATTATATAACATTTGATGAAAAAACACTAAGCTTTAAAAACTTTCTTGGAATGTATGGAATATTACTACAAGTAGTGGTTTTAGTTATGGTAAGCATGAAGAACAATGACAAATAAGGAAAAATTATATCATATAACCTACTTAAAAATGGCCCTTGTCTGGTCTACTTTATCAAAAAGTAAGCGTAAAAAAGTAGGAGCACTAGTTGTTAAAAACAATACAATTATTTCAGACGGATACAATGGAACACCCACTGGATTTCCTAATGATTGCGAAGATATTGATGGTAACACTCATTGGTATGTTTTACATGCTGAAGCTAACGCAATATTAAAAACAGCTAGATCTACTCAAGATATCAGCGGGTCTATATTATATGTAACTCTTTCTCCATGCAGGGATTGTTCTAAATTAATAATTCAATCTGGGATAAAGAAGGTTATATACATAGAAGATTATAGGGATCAAGATGGAATTAAAATACTAAAGTCGGCTGGAATAGACGTTCTAAAAATAAGCGATTTATAAAAATGGAAGAAGTAAGACTATTAGACGTAGTATTTATAAAAGAATTTAAGTTTTTTATAAAAAAATACGATAAAAAACAAAAGGAAGATTATCTTTTAAATGTAAATAAAATAATAAAAGATAAATTTAATACTAAATTCCTAGTTCCTAACCCGGTACAGTCTTTTTTATTGAATTATGAAATAAAAAAACTTTTAGATAAAGCTGTTAATATAAAAAATCAAAAATACACTAGGATTATATTTTTAAATTCTACAATTACGTTTGGCGGTATACAAAATAATATAGAATTTTTAGATAAAGAATATTCAAATGTAAAATTCAACTACATAATGATAGATCCAAAAAATGATTTTGATAGAGAATTATTTAGGGATTCTAATATTAGTTTTTTAGATTATTAATTACAGCCTGGTCCTTCTCCATAACAATCCGGTCCTTCTCCATACTTAGCTATGATTTCTTCTAAGTCATCCATTTTATTCTTTGGATTAGGGTTATTTCTTCTTCTAGGTGGATTTTCTGGTCCTTCTTCTGTGTCTGGAATAGTTTCAATTTCTTCTTCTGTTTCAGGTTCGGCTGTTTCTAAATCGCCTATTACATCGATAGCTAAAATAGCCTCTGCTTCTTCTCTAGATACTCCCATATAATCCATTAAATCTTTAACGGCTCCCTCTAATGACATATCATTCTTTGGATTAGGGTTATTTCTTCTTCTTGGTGGATTTTCTGGTCCTTCCTCTGTATCTGGAATAGTTTCAATTTCAATTTCTTCTTCTGTTTCTGGATAATCCATATCGTACCAGTTTTCTGATATAGAATTAAATTCTTTAAAACTATTACATTTTCCTTCTGATATAGTTTTCTCTCTATCTTTTTGTAACTTATCAAGTTTATCGTTTTCTTCCTTTATTGCTTTTTCTACGTTATCGTTGATATTTACTGATTTCTTAATAGATCCTTCTAAATCTTTAGATTCAGATATAAATTCGTTAAAACTCGGTAAAACTGATTCATTAGCATCTTCCCATTCACCTACTTCAACAGTGGCTACACCTGTTAAATATGGATCGGGATATGTTGTTGGTTTTTCACCTTCCTGCTTGTACACTAAATCGTGACTCATAGCTTTATAAGTAGAGTTATAGTGAGGATTTTTAAAAAGAGGGTCTCTTTTAACTACTCTTCTGTAATCTTTAAGTTTGTTAGATTCAGATGTTTTTTTACCATTAGCATCTTTATCATATATTAATGAATCGTTTCCACCAAATCCTGGTTTTTTAAGATCCATATATTGATCAAAATTATAAACATCTCTTCTATGTACGTCAAATATATCCATTTGTGTTAATAAGTTTTTCTATACTTCAATTGCTCCTATTCTAGATTCTCTATATGAATCACATTGAAATTCAGCAGTCATTTTATATAGGCCGTCTGATTTATATTCTAAATCCATTACAGAAAGCGGATTATATAAATAAGCTGGGCTAAAATTAAATTCTCTAAATATTTCTTGGGCTTTATTAAAGATAACCACTTTAATAGATCCAATATAATCTTTTTTAAGTCCTTGTCTTCCATTAAGCGGATCGAACGTTAAATCTCCCCATGCTCTCATCATGTTATATACATATGCATCATTTTCTTCGTTTAAGTTGACTTCAAAATCAATTTTAAGCTGTGCATCTGTCTTTTTAGGTTGACCTGCTGCAAACGTACGTCTAGCGAATTTATAGAACTGCTCTACGGTACCAACACCTGTTAGTTCAGGAAGTCCTGTTATTTTAGTAACGTGTTCAACTAGTAAACCATCATTAGTTCCCTGTATAGAACTGGGTAGGTTAATGATTACTTCGAACTGATTTAAAAATATCGGTTCGTAATAATTAGTAGCTGCCGTGGAATTATCAAAATGTGGTAAGCCTGCCATAATTGTGTAAATTATTTTATTTTATTTATCTTTTTTTACTCAAGGTTTTTTTTCATTTCAATAGTGTCCTTGTCTATTTTACCATTAGACGTTAATTTATCTAATTGCGAAGTAAGTAGCTCTTGAGAGGCTTCTTCATCACCTGACCATATTTTTTGTGTTTCTACAGTATCTCCGGTAAATTTTAATATTAAAGAAGGAAGCAGTAATTCAATTAATGAATTCTCCATTTTTTTATCTACTCTGTCATATCCTTGAACGTTAGCTATATTAATAGGACTTGAGCTATCTAATTTAAAATTAGCACCGTTTCCTGAAACCGTTAAATTTACGTTATTCCAGTTATTTATAGTTTGATTTTCCAAAGTATCTACCATGTGAGTAGATGCCTTTAATACTATTTTAGGACTCCCTGCGTCTAATGAGGATGCCACTCCTCTAAAAACTAGCCTTCTAGTATTTATGTTTACTTTAAAAGAAGTTTTTTCAAAATATTTTTCGGTAACTTGTTTTATAATAGTGTCTGTTACGTTTTGTTCTCTACCCGATGACATTGATTTTATTTCCAAATCGTAATCTTTAACTAACTGTTTTTTAATAAATTCTGTTAATAAATCTAGTTTTTGTTTTAATAAAACAGCTTCACTTAGTATGTAGTATGTGGAAGTAGCACTTGCCTTTTTAAAATTTAAATCTGGGAATACATCTATTTCATGTATATTTGTATTTACGGTATATTGCTCAAACTTAGTTATTCCATCTGTTATGTTCCAAGATATGTCATGGCTTAATATAACCTGAAAGATTACGCCTCCATCTTTAGCACTTACATTTTCATACTCGTAAATTTTCATAGGTGGTATTATTATATTACTTATCTAAACTATCTCTAGTTTTAGTATAGTTTTTCCAAAGTTCATTATAAATATCGCACGATGCACCTAAGAAATTAATAATACCTACGTATTTTCTTTTATTCTTACCATCCATCTTAGCTATCTTCTTTCCTAATTTCTTAGCATCATTAGTTGTTAGCTCCTCATCTGGATCTTTTCCTACTAATTTTTTAAGTGCTCCCTTTTTCTCGAGAATAGCAAAGTCTTTAAAATTTAAAGCTCTTTTGTTCATGGTAACTGAATTATTTTTTAGTTCCGTTTCCAACTACTTTCTTACTCTTAGCTTTAGCTAAAAACGCTTTAGTATATCTCTGAATAGAGTCTGTTCCTTTTCCATCAACTTTTGCTAAATCCTGTTTTACCTTAGTACCACCTTCGTCTTTCTGAGCAGTATTACCTTTAGCAGTGTATTTAGCAGCGGCAGCATTGGCAGCAGCCATGAATTGAGCATGGTTCATTACAACATTCTTCTTCATCTTAGTATATATTATTTTTAGTTATTTATCTATAAAATTACTTGTCTTTTTACAGACTTATTTAATTATATATGTTATTTATTTAGTATTATATACCTACAAGATAAAAACTAATCGTATTTTATTAGTAAAAAAAAATATGAAGAAGAAAGAATTAGCATCCAAATACCAGAAACTAACAGATATAGAGCATGTTTTACATAGGCCTTATATGTATGTTGGGTCAACTAAAGCTCACAAAGGAGATCAGCATCTTTTCGATGGAATAAGTGTTGAACTTAAAGAAGTAGTTTATAACCCGGGTTTCATTAAATTATTTGACGAAATATTATCTAATTCAATAGACGAGCATAGGAGAGATAATAAATTAAATGAGATACGAATAACGTTTGATTTAGATAATAATAGTATCGCAGTATGGGATAATGGAGGAATACCGGTTAAAAAGCATCCTGAACACAAAGAATGGATACCTGAAATGATTTTTTCTAATTTAAAAGCAGGTAGTAATTTTGATGATACTAAAGATAGAAACGTAGCAGGTACAAATGGAGTAGGATCCACTTTAACTAATATATTTAGTACTAAATTTGTTATAACAACATGCGATGGCACTAATAAGTTTCAGCAAGTGTTTAAAGATAACATGAATACTAAAAGTAAACCCAAAATAACAAAGGCTTCTAGAGGATTTACTGAAATATTATATTTTCCAGAGCTTGCAAGGTTTAACATGGGTTCTATAGATGAAAACACTCATCAAATACTGTATAAGAGGTGTTTAGATGCTGCTGCATGTAATCAAAGATTAAAAATAAAAGTAACTACTTTAAAAGACGGAAATAGCACCACGAATGATCTAAAATTTAAAAAGTTTGAAGATTATATTCAGTTATATGTTAAAGATGCAGAGTATTTTTATGAAGAATCTGAAAACTGGAAGATAGGCTTTGCAAAATCTAAAGATGGCTTTAATAATGTGAGTTTTGTTAATTCAGTTCACACAAAAGACGGTGGAAATCACGTAGATTATATATCAGATCAATTAATATCTTATTTACGTGAAATGATTCACAAAAAATATAAAGTTGCAGTTAAACCTAATGATATTAGGAACCATTTATATGTATTTATAGATAGTACTATCATTAACCCAGCTTTTTCATCACAAACAAAAGAAAAACTAATAACTGAAAAGAAATACTTTAAAACTTCACACGAAGTAAGTGAAAAAATAGCAAAACAGGTTTTTAAATCAGAAATAATACAATCTGTTTTAGATTGGGTAGAAAGAAAAAAATTAGCAGAAGAAAGAGCTGAACTTAGAAAACTAAATAAAAACCTAAGTAGCTCTAAAGTTTTAAAACTAATAGATGCTAAGAAAAAAGGCAATAGAAACAGCTGTATATTAGGTATATACGAAGGATTATCTGCACTTAGTGCTGTTAGGAAATTTAGAGACTCTCAAACAATAGGAGCTTTTCCGCTTAAAGGAAAATTTTTAAATGTTAGTGAATTACCTAACTCAAAAGTAATTCAAAACGACGAGGTTAAAGATTTAATGGCCGCATTGGGTTTAAAACTAGGAGAGGAACCTAACGCTCTTAGATATGGCAAAATATACATATATACTGACGCAGATCCAGACGGAGACTCTATTGCTTCTCTCTTAATAAACTTTTTTAACAAATATTGGCCAGAATTATTTGAAAAAGGGGTTATTCATAAAGTAATGACTCCTATTGTAGTTGCAAAAAAAGCAAATAAAGTTTTAGAATTCTATTCAGATGAAGAATATAAAAAATGGTCAACTAAAGAAAAATCACTAAGCAAATGGAATATAGAATACAAAAAAGGTTTAGCATCACTAGAAGATGCTGAATATGAAGAGATAATAAAGAATCCAAAGGTTATTAAAATAATAAACGATAAAAATTACAAAGAAAGTCTAGACACTTGGTTTGGAAAAGATTCAAGTCCTAGAAAAGTTAAAATTTTAAATATAAACTAACATGAATAAAGAAGAAAAACAAAAAGATTTTAAAGAAATAGTAGAATTACTAATATGGTCTTATAAACAGGGATATATGCATGCAGGTGCTGTCTTAAAAGATACTATTCCTGATGATAAAAAATTAGCAGGAATGTTTGAAAAAGCATTAGCGGAAAAAGAAAAATAATGAAAAAAACAGTAACAGAATATCTAGACCAAGACTATGGTAACTATGCAAAGTATGTAATTGAGCATAGAGCTATTCCATCTGTTATAGATGGATTTAAACCAACTCAACGTAAAGTCATACATATAGCTTCCAAAGTATGGAAGGGTTCTAATAATAAACCTTTAAAGATATTTCAATTAGGTGGAAAAGTTGCTTCTGATGCAAATTATCATCATGGAGATGCTTCTCTTTCATCTGCTATAGTTGGAATGGCACAAAGTTTTAAAAATTCAATGCCTCTATTAGATGAAATAGGGCAGTTTGGATCACTAAGGTCACCTGAAGCAGGTGCTCCTAGGTATATTTCAACTAAATTAAATGAAAACTTTAAACTATTATATAAAGACTTTGAATTACTTGATTCTAGATACGAAGAAGGAATAGAAATAGAACCGAGTTTCTTTTTACCTATAATTCCAACAGTTTTATTAAACGGAGGATCTGGAATAGCTGTTGGTTTTGCTACAAATATTTTAAATAGAAATCCTGTAGATTTAATAGAGTCTTGTATAAAAGAATTATCTAATAAAAGATACGACGAACCTAAACCTTGGTATAGGGGATTTACTGGAAGTTGCAATAGAGATGAGGTTAATTCTTCAACTTGGATATTAAAGGGTGCTTATGAAGTTAAGAATACGTCTACTGTACATATATCTGAACTTCCACCTTCGGTTACATATGAAAAATATGATAAGTATCTGATAAGTAAAGAAGACTCTAAAGAAATAGCTACGTATGATGATAATTCAAAGTCTAATATTGATTATACTTTAAAATTTAGAAGAGCTGACTTAGATAAACTCATTAAATCTAAAAGGTTAGATAGATT